ACCCGACGCGCCTCGTCCACCTTGAGTGCCATGTTCTTCGTGTGGCGGATGCTGACCCCGTCGCCCTTCCCGGAGGAGAGAGCGGCGCGAGCAGTGTTCGCACACACAACACGGACGGTGGTGAAGAGGCAGCGGAAGGCTGCGCTCCCATCGTGTGAGTTGTAGAGGAAGAGGTAGTGGTCAACCTTATCCCCAGGAACAATCTCAGCGGAGCCAACCTTGCCAAGCATCCAGACCCTGGAACCCTCACGCAGGGAGCCTGCGGTGTGGATACGCATGCTCCCATCCTGAACCAAGCCGTCAGCGAAGTCGGCCATCTCCAGGTTCTGGAAGCAGCGGTAGCCGTTGCCAACCACGCCAAGGACAGAGCCCGTGTCCATGCGAACGACAGCCTTGTTCGAGGTGACCTCGATGGCAGGCGAGAGATCGTCCGGGTAGGTGAAGAGGTCGCGCTTCTCGACGGTCCAGTCAAGACCAGCCATCTTGTACGCAACGTCCGTGGTGACAGGCTCGTTCCCAACGTACTTGCCTAGTCCGTGCCAGGGGGTTGCTCCTGAGTACATCATCGTATCAATTTCATGTGCCATATCTGTTCTCCTAGTTTGTTGGTGGAGGATTGTCCTCCGTGGGTGGGACAACAACTGTCCCGGCTTGCTTCGCTGTCACAATATGCACACCATGTGCCATTGTCAACGCAGCTTTACTTCTTCTTGTTGTACTTCTTCATCCAGTAGATGAACGACCTACCGCACGTCGCACAGACGATGCCTCCGGTGTGCAGAATCCCATCTAGTTTGGAGGTGTGTATCTGTGCGAGGCACGAGTAGTTGTCGTCATCCTCGATGCTGTCTCCGCACCTGAAGCAAACGGACATCTCTGCGGCTTGCTCAAGGATGTCGCTTGACCTGTTGGATACGAAGATAGCTTTGTTGTTCATGTTTGCTCCTAGTCTATGAACGTATCTATCTCTCTCCTCTCCTCTCTGCCTTAACGGCTGTCGAGGAGAGAGATAGATACTGCTTGTCTATGTAGTAGTTCTTAGTTCTTAGACATAGGCATATGTCTATGTCTATGAACCATATAGTAATGGAGCTACTCGCTAGACTCTGTGTCTAGGAACTCCGCAGGCCCACCACACTCAGGGCAGTTCCTGTTGCCGTCCTCTGGCTCCCACCTGTAGTCGCACTCAAAGCAGATGGCGGTGCCTGTCTGCTCCTCAGGTGGGAACTCAGCGGGGCACAGGGCAGACTCGATCAGTGTCATGGCCTCCACCTCCGAGACTTGTTGACTAGGACGTACCTAGCCTCGAAGCTGTCCAGGGCGTCCTCCTCTCTGTATGCGAGCGGAGGGAGGGCTGAGGGCATCGAGAGAGGTCGGTGTCGTTGGACGGACTGGTCATCAATCCACTCTTCCATCTCTTTCTTGTTTGAGAATCTGAGCGTCAAAGCAATCATCACGCACCTCCTTCCTCTCTCAAGATCTCAATCTGGCGAACGATTGCCTGCTCGGCATCTTCCGGGCTAACGCCCTGGTCAAGAGCGGCAGCGAGCAGGAGCTTGTGGAGCGCCTTGATTTCAAAGTGCATCGACGCAGCCATGCCATTGCACGAAGCGTGGATGGGGAGGGGTGGATTGTCATCGTGTCTGTAGTTGCTCATGTCGTTCTCCTAGTCGAGGTAAAGGGTTCGTCCGTACAGCTCGCCTTCAAGCTGTTCGCCGTGATGGTCAGACCATGTGGCTATGGCCCAGTCAATGAAGTCGGATAGTTCACTCGGTTCGATGCCTGAGTAGAGGTGCAGGGTGCTGTCGTGGAAGACTCCGATGTGTCCGTGCGGTATGCCCTGACTCCCACCCTGGCTGTCTCCGGGTCCGTAAATGGCTTCGCATCTAGACGCGAAGCTACCTGGGGTGTGCTTGTTCCACTTGCTCATGTCTTACTCCTGTTTG